GATAATCATCATAGCTTTTGAGCTTTATACTAATAGCTTCAAGCTTTTCTATTACATCTTCATAGTTCATATTTTAATACTTATTTTTGGTGGTAATATTTGTATTTCTACTTTACCTAATTTTATCTTGTTTAATCTTTTTATATATTCAATCATATTAATATCCTGCTCCTTCTTGAGTTACTGGTATATCACATGTTTGGAAATCATTTTGTACCACTACATTAACATTAAACACCCACCCAGCACATAAATTATCAAACCTTTCCTGAAATGGTTCTATACTAAATTGCCCATCTGTAAAGTACAAAGGATTATTAATATCATTTACACCAGCTAAGCTTTGCCTTTCTGAATGTCTTAGTATACCTATCAAATCTGTAGCTATCTGTAAACACTCATTAAAAACATCTTGTTCATTATTAAGCTGTTTAACTAATTTAGTAAAGTTTGCATTTTCATTATTCTTTGTCCAGTTCTTATCCTCACTAACCATATCCATAATAAATATCTGAAAATTATAAATTAACTCACTATCACCAGTACTTACAGCTGTAGGTGTAATATGCATCAAAGGAAATTTTGTATCCTTATTCATATCTATTTGCCAAATATCACCAACTGATGTTGTAAATATTTGCTCATGAAATTCACCTATCCTGAGTATAGTATTTACTACATTATTATATGTCTTATTATTAACCATTTATTTGTACTTTATTTTGTTCTTCTAGATCAGTTTCATAACTTAACCATGTTAAACATTCTAACAGTTCTAACTTTGCTACCTTTTGTAAATTAACTATTTTTCCATCTGTTAATCTATACATCACTCCAAACCAGCCCCACTTATTGGCAAAGTCTCCATTGAATTTAATTCTTTTTTCATCAGTTTGGTTTTCATCAAATACGATTGCAAAGTCAGTAATAACTCGCTGCCGAAATTCCAAAAAAAAACCAGAGCATTTTGCACTTCACTAGCTCTCATGTTCCTAAATAACTTCACCCTTTCTTCTATATTACCATCATAAGCTTCAATAGTATAATTGTTACCATCTCTACTAATAACTGGTCTATAAAGTACAGCCATTATTTCTGGTAAGTGGTTTATATACCCAGCTTCTATAAAGTGTTCTAAATCTGCATACTCACCCATAGTTATTTCATCTAGGTTTGGATGAAAGCCATAATTTTTTTTACCAACTCTTATTATTCCCTTTAACTCATTATCTTCTATAACTTGCAAACTAGCCATGTTAGATAATAACTCAGTAACATCTTTTAAACTTAATGATTGAACAAACTTTCTAGGTATATCACTCATATTGTTTATAAGAGTAAAAGCTTCATCTGTATTGCTCTTTTTCTTATACTTAATTAGTTTAGCATAAGTTTCTAGTGTTACATCCTCCCAGCTGTTTATTAATGTAAACTTGTTTTCTTTACCATCCTTGTTAATAGTTACTTGCATATTATATTATATAAAAATTGTTTTTTTAGTTTATTGTTTTATATTTGCCCTTCATTTCATTTTTTTCTATCATTTCTCTTGTCGTAAACTGGGGGCTACTAATCAAGTAGCTCCCTTTTACTGTACAAAGTATTTACCATAATTAGCATCTATTTCATAATACATTCTCATAGCTAAAGCATCAGCATAATCAGGTGAACGCCCTAGTATAGCTTTTACATTATCCTTTTGTATAATTTGTAGCTTATTATCTTTATCAGCATCTTTTGTTCTTACCTGTTCAAGCTCTTCTATTATATAGTTTTTTACATTTACATCACTACAGCTTATACCTACCTGAGCTTTGTTTACCAGATCAGATAGCTTGTAATAACATTGAGTTTTTAAATTTTGATAGTTTTCATTCTTCAAAGCTCTAGCATTATTCACAAATGATTGGCATCTCAGGTAATCAGTAACACCACCACCCACTCCATCACTATCAACTATTATATTTCTAAGAGGTACAGCATTTTCTTGTTGTAACTTCTTAACTTCATCTACAACATCATTTACAGCTGATTTAAGCAACGTTTTAATATACATAGCATGTAACCCCTTCCAAAGTATAATAACTGTTTTATCATTACCAAAACGTGCTACATCACAGGATATGTATTTATCACCCTCAACACCCCTTTGATTGAATAAGTTTAGTATAGCATCATAATCTATTAAGCTATCATTTGTAGCATCATACTCCCAGTTTCCATATAGCAATCTTTGTTTGCTTAACTCATCAAGTTCAAATAATTGCTTTTCATAATGTTTAGATATATATGCATTATCACCAACTAAACTTTGTATAAACTTTCTGTATGGTTTTATTGTATTATCTTTTGCTGGTCTATAGTATTCTGTATACACCCAGTTCTTTGCTGGATTACAAGTCATCAACATCTTAGGTATTAAATTGTTTTCATCTAGCTTATACCTTAATCTACTAGCTACTACATTCTTTGCTTTTTCTGTTATCTGATTTGCTTCATCTATAAAAGCTCCTGTTATTTCTAATGAACCTAAACTATCAAAGTTTCTATCACTAGGATATAAGAATAAATCTTTAAGTATTATTTCTGAACCATTTATAAAAGTAATAATATTACTGGATGCATTGAATGTAAAGTGTTCACCTGATTTTATTTTCCATGCATTACAAACCTCAAAGAAAGTATTAAGTGTAGTTTTCTTTAGAGCATCTAGTTTACTCCTACCCATCAAGTATCTTGTACTAGGATATTTCATGCATAACAATAGTAACCATGCACACCCTACCCATGATTTACCACCACCAGCTGCACCACCAAACAAAACCTCTTTTGTTTTTTTATCAAACAAATACTCTATAGCTAATTGTTGAGTAGCTGTAAATACTGGTTTAGTGTTCAACTCCTTTTATGTTTACGCTTACATTGAATGGATTTTCTCCATTGTTTACATCAAGCTCCTGCCTTTCAACATATCCTCTTTTCTTACCTTTAGTTTTTAAATAGAAGATTGTAGCTGATGTATTACCATCTCTCATCTGAGAATGTAGCTGACTTTCAGCAAAATCTAAAGCTATATTTTCTATTTCTTTTACAGCTTTTGCAAACTCTTGATCTTCTTTTAACCACTTGTAGTATGTACTTCTAGGTGTATCTGATTGTTTACATGCTACAGTTACAACCCCTAAACTCTTTTCTAAAGCTTGTAACATTACCTCCTTTTTTATGTGTCTACTTTTGTCCATTACATTCCTTTTATTGGTACTTTCATTACTGGATTAAAATCAAAACTTCTTTTACTATTTTTATCCCTTTGTATTACATCTTTACCCCACTTTTTCTGAAGAGTAAAAAATTGTTCTTTTTCAGTTTCTGTATTTCTATATGTTGAACAACCACCTATTTGTTCAGCTTGTTTTACCATATAATGAGAATAGTTCACCCTCATACATCCACCATATTTTTTTATATGTTGTAAGGTGATATCATAATCTTCTTTTAATGGTAGGTTTTCATCATATCTTATTTTACTATCTTTTAAGTGAGCTTGAAAAGGTCCTCCTATATATGATAAAAAACTTATAGGTATATATTCTTTATATGCTTTTTTATCTTCTATAATATTACAACCCCAGAATTTAAAATCAAGTTCTTTACAAAGTATACTGTTTGATACACAAAAATCATACAACTGATCTTGATTAAACTTAATTCTTTTTTGGTTTTCCCACCTACCTACATACCTACAATCATCATCTATAATTACTATACAATCTGCATCATCATAAAGATTATCTAGTATCCAGTTTCTTACTCTACATAAATTACCCTGTATATTATCTGGGCATACTACAACATCATTACCATTTTCTTTATATGATTTTGCTTCACTTTCTTTTACCACTAATTTGACAAAAGGATATGTTTTTTGTGTTATACTTTTTTCTGGTCTTTTATATGATGGTGCAAAAAATTTAACTTTCATTTTTAATTTTATTTATAGCTTGTATACCATCTACTACTCTACCTACACCAGTTCTAAAATGTTTTCCAGCTTGATTTGTTGCTTGTACTTTTTCTAATTTAAATAAATTGTTCGCATATATCCAGTCAATATCCTTTGTAAATTTTAGTATTATATAATTACACTCAGTATCTATTTCTACAGCTAAAGGATTATCACTTTCTGAATTTACAGGATTTTTAATTTCCTTTACATCATCTTCAGTCATCCAAACATCCATACCCCATTCATTAAGCTTTTTATTATCCCACTCATTAGCTAAGTTATCCCAGTCCCAGTCCCCAAAGTTTAAATTATCTTTTACTATAAACTCATCTTTTTGCTCATCAGATAATCCTTCTGCTATATCTATCCATACCTCTTTTAAACCAGCATCTCTACTAGCTTTCCATCTCATATTACCTCCTAGTATCATCATGTTTTCATCAACTACTATAGGTCTTAGCTTTAACATCTCAGGAAAATCTTTTATAGATTGTACAAGCTTTCTATACTTATCATTTTTAATTATTCTAGGATTGTTTGGATTACCCTGTATTTTATAACTTTTGATTTGTTTTTTCATATTATTTAAATGATTCATTTATACCTCGTTCACCTATCATTTTTTCTTTTGCACTTTTCCATAGTTTATCACCTTTCTTTTTCATGCTCAAACTAGCTTCAGTTCTTTTAAGATTAGGTATACCATCAGTAGGTTCACTATCCATCCATTTACCACAGCTACATACAGCTTCTTTACACACCCACTTATTATCTCTATATACTATAGTTGCTTTAGCTACTTCTATTTGCTCTTTACAACATTCACATTTATATACTGTCATCACTTAGCTTTTCAAGTTCAAAGTGCAAATGATGTATAGCTTTTTTAATATCCTGTATTCCACCATCATCATGTTTGTTTTTACTTCTTAAAAGATATGTTACAGCTGTGCCTATATTGTATGATAAATCAAAATTCATTACAACATCAATAGCCATGTAACCTTTTTTACCTTTATAATATTCTGGTATTTTATTTTTCACCTTTATATCTTTTTAAATTTTTATAAAATTCCTTTTTTTCATGTTGTTTAAGTTTGTAATCTAAAATCATTGCCATAATAAAAATAGTGATGATTATAATTCCTAAACAAAAAAATGTAAATTCTATCATAGTTTATTTGTATTTATTATAAATTCTTTTTAATCCTTCAAAGCATGAGCTTAAACATGAACCACAATTAG